TGCAGCATTCCCCTACGAGTATGACAGGATGTATTTCCGCACTTTTGTCTTCAGAGGTCCTGCTACCACCGCTGACTTCATTGTTCCTGATGCTTGTGACATTGTTGCTAATCCTCAGGTGACACAACGTGCTTCCTATGTAGCTGGCACTCCTGATGAAATTCGTCAGCTTGAGAAGAACTTCTACAGCTATCAGGCTGGCTATCTCAAGCACCTCTACAGGATGGCTGGCTACAATGGCAACTTTGAATCTTGGGTGAGTGACAATACTACGTATGACACTTTCTACATCAAGTTCAATGACTATGACAAGTCTGCTTATCAGTGGGGTGACTACATTCAGCAGGACAGCATGGTGATTATTGCTGTACCTACAGCTCTCACGGCTGGTGTTGAGCTTGTTCTTGAGGCTGCTCTTGGCACTGTAACTGAAGACAACACATGTCTGACGACTACCTCCACGACTACCACTGTATGGCCGACAAGCTCTACCACCACTACGCTGATACCGTAAGCTGCTGATTCTTACACATTTAACACAAACCTAAGCCAGAGGGTAAGAGAGGACTTCTCAAATCCTCTGGCTTTTTCAATCTAATGTCATGGGTCTAGATATATTAGTGGTTCCAACATACAGCACATTCACAATGGCTGTATTGGATGCTTCTACATATCCTTCAGCACCTACGAGTTCCAAGATAGACATCACTGTTCCGGGATATACCATCCCTGTAATCTTAACCTTCTCTATTAATCAGCTCAATCTCTACAACTCCACTAATCTAAATCTCACACCTGTAGGATCCCCCATTGTATCAATTCCTGATGGAGTGTACACTCTTAAATATTACACTCCTACAGAATCTGTTACAAAAACTATTATGAGGGTGGATCAACTTCAGGAGAAGTTTGATAGTGCTTTTATGAAGCTGGATATGATGGAGTGTGATGCAGCTATCAAGAAACAACAAAAGGTGGTGCTCGATAGCATCTATTATTTCATCCAAGGTTCTGTGGCAGCAGCTAACAATTGTGCCATTGATACAGCAAACAAACTCTATCAACAGGCTCTGAAGATGATAAACAACTATGCTACGGAGGATTGTGGATGCACAGGAAACAATTACACCATAACGGCATATTACAATTGTTAAATCATGGCTAAGTGCAGCAACTGTGGCACTCAAGTGGGATGTGGGTGCCAATTGATAAATGGACTATGCTCGGCTTGCAATGCTATTGCTCAACAAGCAAATAGAATAAAAAATGTTATCACCAAGGCTTTCCAGCTGTATTGAATGTTCCACCATTCCTGCATTGCTTTCTGATATAGATTGTAAAGTGAAGGAGCTGGCACAGCGTGAATACAACAATGTTGTATTCTCTTTCAATAGGAACATCAAGGGAGAAGTGATGAAAGACCTTCTCAATTACAAAAGGATTCTACTTAACAAGTATTGCAATCCTGAATATGCACCTTGCTTCACTGTCGAAATGATAGCAAGCAGGGTGAAATTGTTAATCCATAAATAAAGAGAATAATGTCTTGCTCCAACTGCTATAATGGATGTGCAGAAATAACGTCTGACAAGTGTATCAAATACACAGGAGAAGACATTCCTGCACTTGGAATATCTTATGGAGATTCTCTTCTCCATGTAGAGGAACAGCTTGCAAAATTCATTATTTCCACCCTCAATGGGTCTGGAATAGTGATAAATGTTCCTTCTAGTGTTATTTGCGACCTCATTGAAAAGCATCTTCCTACATGCCCCAGCTATCAGCTTGATGAACTCATCATCACCATCATAAAAGCTGTATGCGATCTTCAAGCACAAGTGGATGCCATCAAAGCTGACATCACAGCACTCAATGCTGACTACAGCATTCTTTGCCTTTCTGGTGTCACAAGCTCATCTGACACCCATCAGATTGTACAAGCCATCATCAATAAACTCTGCTCCATTAATACAAGTTTGGCTGCTCTTACACTCAATGTAACCACCAACTATGTAAAGATTGCAGACATCAACACTTACATTGCCAACTATCTGGCATCTGTAGCTCCTGCAAACAAGGCATACACCAAGATGGTGCCTTATTCTCCCATTCCTTATTTTGGTGCTTTGTCTGGCTATCCTACACCCTCTGACCAACTTAGTACAACAGGTCAAGGAACAGGATATTGGGAAAAGGTGTACATCTGTAATGGTTTAGGTAGCACACCTGACCTTCGTGGTAGGACAATTGTAGGTGCTGTATCTGGTGTTGGCGGTGGTCCTCTTGACACTCAAGTGAATCCTGCTGACCCTCGCAACCCTAATTATACAAATGGCACCACTGCAGGAGAGAACTTCATCACTCTCACCTCAGCACAGATGCCTACACACAACCATGTAGCTAGTGTAACAGACACTGGCCACACTCATTCCATCACTGTCACCACTTCTGGTTCCACTGCTCCAAACGGATTCCCCAACTATCCTACATTCAATTCCACCACGGACCTTGGAGGCACTGTTGCCACCAATCCTGTAGGTATGAATGGTACTAATTCTAGCACAACAGGCATCAGTGTAAGTATTTCTGACACAGGTGGTGGTCAATCTCATCAAAATGTTCAACCCTCTTTTGGAATGTATTACATCGTGTACATTCCCTAATTTATGAAAAACTTCGTTTTGTTGGTTTTGCGAAGTTTTATCCCCCGGTGTTTCTACATCGGGGGTTTTATCTTAACTAATTTTGTTATATCATATAATATATTTAGTTAAAATAATTTGGATAGTTCTAAAATCATTCTTATCTTCACGCTAATTTTTATCCAAAAGTTTCCTAAATGCTTGATAATCAACATCTTATAGAGAAGCTTGAAAAGCTCTTGGTGAGAAAGAAATCAAAAGCATATTACGCAGAGCAATTAGATGTTTCAGAAGAGGAGATAGATGCCCTGTTAGAAAGAATAAGAGCTAGAGATGATGCAGAATCTGCACATTACATTGGAAAGCTGGAAGACGCAATATTGAGCTTTCAGGAAAATGTTGAAAAAGGAACAGGAGAAGTGGTTTTCTCCTCTCCTGAAGAAATAAGGACTCTAGACCAACTAATAGAAAAGTGCAACATTGATGTCTCCAAATGGGACATTGTTAAATACATACAGAACTATTGGGGAAATGCTGAACATCCTCATTGGCAGGTGAAAGCTTGGTTGAGTAAGAAAAAACCAGCCACTCTGTTCCAACAAACCTTCATCGAATTTCTCTCCACTTACAGCCCTCCTCCAAAGCCAGAAACCTTTAGAAGAGGGTCTTTTAATTCTGAGGAAAACGACGCTTGTCTTGTAATAAACAAACAGGATGCTCATTACAACAAGTATGATGTGTATGGAAATAACGTAATTGAAGACAGATTTGAGAATGTAAGAGAGAAGGTGGAAAATGTGATTATGCAAGCTGTGTGCAAACATAATTTACAAAAAACCATCTACATAATTGGATCTGATGAGTTTAATAGCGAGTTTAATAGCACCACTACAAAAGGCACTCCTCAGGAAAACATAAGAGACTATCACACATGCTTCAGTAAAATATGCAACCATGAGACATGGATGATTGACATGTTTCTTGAATACAGTGATGAAGTGGAGGTGATATATGTCCCCGGCAATCATGATGAGTTTGTAGGATGGCATATAATACATTGGTTGACAGCATATTACAAAGACAATAGTAAAATAGTGTTTGATGACAGTCCTAGGTATAGAAAATACATCAGCTACGGAAAAACAGCAATGATGTTCAACCATGGAGACACCATCAAACCTCAGAACTTGGCAACAATGTTTCCTGCAGAATATAAAGAGAAATGGTCTCAACATGACAATTTCTATGTGTTCACAGGAGACAAGCATCATGAAGTGACACAATCTTTTAACGGCATAAAGTTCTTTCAAATACCAGCTTTCTCATCAGCAAAGAGTCAGTGGGATGATAGAAACGGATATACATGTGTGAAAGGAGAGGTGTCGGGATTTTTGATAGACCCCAATTATGGAATAACAAACATTTATAAACAGCCTTTATAATGTCCACAGGAAGAAAATTGGTTTCTGATGTTAGGAGCATGCACAGGCTCCTTTCAACGGACAACTTGATAACCGATAGGGTGATATTCTCTGAATTGAAGAATAACACCCTTCTGCTTATCAAGAGGGAAACCAATTTAAGAAAGCTTTGGGCTACGTCCACCATATTCACCACCATTCCTTGTTTGGAATTGGAGGAGGTTTCTATTTCTGAATGTTGCGATTATGCAGACCCTTGCAATGTAGCAAGGACAAAATTCAAACTTCCAAGAATAGCAGAAGGTAATTATCAATATCTCATACAGGGAGTGTATTCCATAAATGCCATGGGAGGCATGGGAAAGAAGATAAAAGAAGTGACAATAAACAGATTTATTAACCTTCTCAAGCTTCCTGTCATAAAGAAAGAAGAATACTATTGGATAATCAACGGCTATTTGTATGTGAGCAATCCCATGCTGAAAGCTATAAGGATTTCTGCATATTTTGAGCAGGATGTTCCTAATGAAATAATGTATCCTCAAGATTGCGAATGCTCTACAATGGTGACAAATGTAGACATCTGTAAAAACCCCTTGGATAAGGATTTCCCCTGTCCGGGCTATCTTGAAAAACAGGTGTTGGAACTCACTTCACAAAAGCTATTACAGACATATTTCAACCTCAAAGAGGACCTTACACAGAACAATGTAGATGGTCAAGCACCAAACGCACCAGCAGGAAGCTAACAACTATGCCAAGAGTAGCAGTGGATTTTCGAACAGCGAGCAAAGAAAGCTACAAGGATTTTTGTAAAAAACATCCTCATATACAGCTTTCTCCCAATCAATGGAGAAATATTCTCTATGCTTTCAATGAAGGGTTTAGAAACTACATCCTTGAGACAGGAGAGAAGGTAAAACTTCCCTATGGATTCGGAGAGTTTACCATTAACAAAAAGAAAAGAAGAAGGCTAAAAGGTCTCAATGATGAGTTTATAAATCTTCCTGTTGATTGGAAAAAGACAAAAGAAAAAGGAAAGAAGATATATAATTTCAACTTCCATACAGAAGGATATTTCTTTGGATGGATGTGGTTCAAGAAGAATGCAAGAATTAAATTCATAGACCTTTGGTATTTCAAACCAACAAGGGTGACATCAAGAATGCTTGCTCATTATATACAAACCAACGAGAAGTATCAACACCTCTACAGCAATTGGAAAGTATAGAATATGAGCTACTATTACAAATACAATTTTACCTCTCCCGAGATGGTGTATGCCACTGTCAAGGAAGAGCTCAAGAGTTACTTTGACACAGGCGCAGTGGATGATCTGATGTTTCCCACCTATCTAGACAAATGTCTGAGAAAGCTGGGGAGAACCACTTATGTCATTTCTGAAATTGCTCTTGACATTCAGGATTTTGAAGCACGTCTACCTGACAATTTCTATGCTGTAAGAGAAGCATGGATGTGTGCTGAGATTCCTCTCTATCCCTATCAGACAGCTAATTCCTTCTATTCAGAAGCTATAAGCGAGAACACTATTCAGGTGAGTCCTGTAATCACCAATCAGGTGCCTTGTAATTCTAATTGTCCTCCCAACAATTGTACATGCATGCCTGAGGTTATTCAAGCAGTGTATAAGACCAATCATCAAATGACGAGGTCTTACAGAAAGTCCTATCTTCTGAAACCAGGAAACATTTCTGCAAGAAACAAGTGTGATGTAAGCTACACCGATGCTTGGAGGTTCACAGGCACCAATCCTGATCTTCATGAATTTACACCGGGAAGCGCAGGTATGGATAGCTTTGACATCAGAGATAATAAGTTTGTCACCAACTTCCGCAATGGAATTGTCCATCTGATATTCTATGCTTATGAGTTCGATGGAAACGGAAACCAGATGATTCCTGACAACTTCCGTATTAGGGAATATGTTGAAGCATTTATCAAATACAAGGTGTTTGAAATGCTGTCCAATCAGATTAATGACGAAACCTTTGACCAAATACAGAAAAAACTTGCTTATTACAAACAGCTTTCTGAGGAAGCATTCATCATGGCTGATATTGAAATCAAGAAGCAAGACCCCTATGCCAAACAGCGTAGAATAAAACAGGACCTCAATAGGTTCAACATGTATGAACTTCCCAACAGAATAAGCAGGAACTGGCGTAGAAATAACTAACAATGGCTGACGAGCAATTACCATCAAACATTAGACAGGAGAACAACGCTGCCATCTCTGGTCTTAATATGGATGTCACCCTCAACCAAGTGAAGAAGGGTGAGCTGACGTATGCTCTGAATGCTGCTGTTGAGAACTTTGATGCTAATAGTGTTAATTATCAAAATGAGCCAGCCAATGAACTTTGCTTGAACTTTCCTGAAGGATATGTGCTCATAGGTACGCATTTCATAAATGAGAAATCCAAGCACATATTCTTCCTTGTTCATCCTGAGGAAGGAAAGAGTGAGATAGGATACATGGATAGAAACGATTGTGTGTACAGAACATACATCAATGCTCCATGTCTTAATTTCAGCATTCAGCATCCAATACACAAGAGTGTTCATAAAATCACCAATTGCACAACAGAAATCTATTGGACTGATGGCATTAACCCTCGCAGGTACCTAGACATAGATAATCTGTCAAAGGTTAAAAAGATTAAGCCGGGAACAGATGTCTGTGATGGTGAAACTATTGACGAAATAGATTGCAACAAGCTAAATATACAACCCGACTTTAGCATTCCCTCATTAGCTGTTAAAGAAATACAGAATGTCGGAAACTTAATTGCAGGAACCTATCAGTTTGCAATTCAATACTGCGATGCTTCAGGCAATGGATATACGTCCTATTACTCTGTCACCAATCCTACACCCATAGCCAATCCGCTCATCACCACTCCTGATTTTAACTATCCTGTAGGAAGATCAATTGTGGTGGATATTAAGGATATTGACATCACAGGATATTTTCAGCATTTCAATCTTGCTGTCATAAAAACCATCAACAACAGCACATCTGTTGAGCTGGTAGGGACATATTTTATAGATGATAGTGAAAAGACAGTGCTGTACACAGGGGGTAGTCAAACAGACATTCAGCTTTCTCTCAACGACATATTTGAGAAGTTTCCATATTATGAGATTGCACAAGACCTTACAGCAGTGCAGGATGTTCTTGTATGGGACAATCTTACATCAATAGATAGAATTAATTATCAAAGCATTGCCAATCAGATTTCTCTCAAATGGCAGACGTATAAACTCCCTGCGAATGAAAACTATGCAGATGAGTTGAATGCCACCAATCTTAGGGGCTACATGAGAGATGAAGTGTATGCTTTTGAAATTGTGTTTCTTCTCAAGAATGGTAAGCAGACAGATGGGTTTCATATTCCGGGAAGAGCTAAGAATAATAACGAGTTTTCTTACCCAGACGTTCCTAACACCAATCCTGATTTCATAGGCACTCCTGATTATACATCAGGAGGCGTGGGTTATTCTCCCTATTGGAAGATATATAATACAGCATCTGTCATTGGTCCTTCCACAGGGCCAAATATTGGAAACGCCACTCCTCACGAAGAAGGAGAGTTTGCATATTGGGAATCCACTGAGCTATACCCCTGCAACGAAGAAGTGTGGGGAGAACTTGCCAACACCCCCATCAGACATCACAAAATGCCTGATGTTAGGGTGAGTCCTATTTTTGAAAGTGGTAGCTATGCTCTTGTTCCCAACATTCCTGTTGTGATGCAAGAAAGGAGTGTGTTTCCTCTTGGTGTGAAGATTGATGTCAGTCAGGTGGAAAACCTCATTATTGCATCCCATCTTACAAAAGAACAGAAAGAGAATATTGCAGGATTCAAAATCATCAGAGGAGACAGGGTTGCCAACAAATCCGTTGTTGCAAAAGGTATTCTTAGAAATGTTGGCAAATATAAGAGGGAAGAGACAGAATACTATTTCCCCAACTATCCGTACAATGACCTGAGGAAAGATCCTTTCCTTTTGGAAGAGAACAATGCATACATAGAAGAATGTCTTGTATACACGTTCACATGTGCCACTAACGGTCTCTACGAATATACAAGCTGTTATGACAACACACTTCAGAGTGCGTCCATGATTGCTGGGCAATCTTATGAGGTTTGTTCCATCACCACTCCTGTTCCTGTAACTTCTAGTGGAGGAACATTCTTGGCCAATCCTGTTGTGCAGCAATTTGATACATATTACGTTTCTTGCGATGGTTTCATTGCTACATTCTCGTATGTCGAATTCCCCTCTGGAATCACACAAACCTTCACTCTTCTCACAAGGCAAAATAGAACCCTTCAAGTACAACTTGGCACTGAGCCTACAGTGGGCTTCCGTATTGGAGGATACACCATTAGGCAAATTGCTGACGGCACTAGAGGAATAAATACTAAGTGTCTTCCTGATGCTCTTGACGCATTCAACAATAACGACACTAAATATAGGCATGTATTCAATTCTCCTGACACATCGTTTGGAAGTCCTTTCCTTGGAAACATTCTGAAGCTGGAATCTGCCATCTTTGGAGCAGGGAAAGGTCATCATGTTCAGGTGAAGGATCATGCAATGTACAAGCTTCTTTCTTACGAAGCTCAAATGGATGCCTTGAAAACCAGTGAGGACTTGGGTGGCATTTCAACAACATTCGATGCCACAGCAATGTTCACTGCCTATCAAGCATATCTCACCATATACATCAACGGCATCACAAGAAAAAACTATGCTTATTCTTTCAATAGCATAGCTAATTACGATTATTGGGCATCTATTGATAATAATATTGGTGTCAAACAAAGGACCCTAGATGT